TCATTAGTTAATGTTGCGGTGATGAATCCAGAGGATGAGTTATCATAGTTTGCTAAATTATTATCCACAACAAAGTCTAGTGTTCCATCTGTATCTTGGTAAGTAACTGTTATCAATGTCTCAGTATTACCTGTAACCATTCCTCCTGCAATATCCTGAACTTGTTCGTTAGTTAATGTAGCTGTGATGTATCCTGAATCATTAGTCCATTGAGATATGTTACCTGATTTATTTGTAAGAGTGTCAGTTGTAGATGCTGTGATAAATCCATAAGTATTATTCCAGCCAGTATTACCATCAGTAATATAGGCAGAGTCATTAGTCCATTGTGAGATGTTACCTGATTTGTTAGTAAGAGTATCTGTTGAACTTGCAGTGATAAAACCAGAGGTAGCATTACTATAATTTGCTAGATTGTTATCTACTACAAAGTCTAAAGTACCGTCGCTGTCTTGGTAAGTAACAGTTATTAATGTCTCTGTGTTACCAGTCACCATGCCTCCAGCTATGTCTTGTACCTGTTCATTAGTCAGAGTTGCAGTAATGAAACCAGAAGAAGCATTACTATAATTAGCTAGGTTGTTGTCTACCACGAAATCTAATGTACCATCTGTATCCTGATAGGTTACAGTTATCAGAGTTTCAGTGTTACCAGTTACCATACCACCTACAAAGTCTTCCACTTGTTCTTCTGTTAGTTGTGTATTAGTATCAGGTGGAGTAACCCAACTACCATCACCTCTAAGGAAGTTTACAGTACTTGCATTATAACCACTTAGATTTAATATGTTCCAATCAGAATCAACATAAGTAGTATTAGTATCTGGAGGAGTTATCCAGCTTCCATCACCTCTTAGAAAATTAGCTGTACTTGCATTGTATCCACTTAGGCTTAGGATGTTCCAGTCAGAGTTTACATATGTGGTATTATTGTCCACATAATTTGAGGCATGAATAGTTCCTGCACTTGCCGCACTCCAGTTTGTGTGCTGGTTAGCTACATAGTTGTTTAAAGCATCATGGTTTATCCGACTATCATCTGTTGTGAACTCGGTACCAGTTAATGTTAAACCAGTTCCTGCTGTGTAAGTTGTTCCAGCAGCTGTAGCAATATTAAGAGTATTTGTTGCAGGGATAGTTGTTAAGGTTGTACCACCTGAGCCAGTAATATTAAGAGTAGTCTGGTGGTTAGGTGGTGCCAGATTAGATTGACCTGGAACAGCAATCTTACCGAATGCTTTAACACCAGAATAATTAGGAAGGATTATAGGCTCTTTACCTACAGAAGCAATGTTAGGATTCATAGAAGGAATCGGTGGGGCGAGTTGCTTGACAGGGTCTGGTCTTCTGCCGCTACCTTGTCCACCCATTTAGTAGCTCCTTGGGTCCTTTACTTTCCCATAGTCTTTTTCACTTGGGTCTACTATCTCAGGAATGTCTAAAAGATACTTATCATCATTTGTTATGATTGCTGTACCTGGACCACCAGCACCAGTTCTTTCTCCGTAATTTGTCATAAGAATTAGAATCACTCAGACTTTTTAGCTTTTTCTATTTTCGGAACAATAACCTTTTTAGGGGCTTCTTTGAAATGAGGGTATCTTGTTAAAGTTTCCTCAGCTCTCGCAGTTTGATTAGTTTTAAGATAATGTTCATACAATTTCTTCTGATTTTCTTCAGTCATCTTTAAGTGTCAGTATCAGTGATTAGGTAAGCAGCTTTAGGGTCAGTCAATAGACCTTCGCCCATTTCCCACACTCTCAATTTAGTTCCTACTCCTGGGTCTGCAATAGCTTTTGCAGTTGTATCTGTGTGAGATTTCCATGTACATGCTCTAGCAGGAAGTCCTACAAATACACTATCAGCCACTACATTATTTGAGACTACTACTCTCATTCCTAGCATTTCCATTACTACACCAGTTTGAACCTTTTGACTAGCAAACTGTGGGATGCTTGAACCTTTAACATTAATCAGATAATTCATTAAATCTTTTTGATTCTTAGGATTCATTGCTATAATTCCGCCTTCAGGGTTATAGTTGTTCTCAGCGATATTTTGTTTAGCAGCCATAATATCTAGGATTGGGTTACCGTTAGTCGTGTCATCCCATCCAGTTCCAGTTGCTGCAGCAGTTCCAATATTGGAAGGGCTTTGGCTTTCTGTCATAACATCATAGATTCTTCTATCAACTTGCTTTACAACAGCTCTTGTTAATCTTAGCATTGTTCTAGCTAATACATCTATGTCAGCAGACTTAATGTCTTCCATTGAGATAAATCCTTCAGCTGCGTATTTCCTTACATAAGAAGTGTTTCTTGTCCAAGTTACTTCTAAGGTTGGGAAAGTAGAAAGTGGTGAGATGTTAGCTACAACACTAGGTGCAGTTGCTGTTAAGTCAGCTGCTGTTTCTTGATACCATCGGATTGCGTCTCCTGAAGTAGAAGAAACTGTAACCATACTTTTAAAAATATATTCAGTAAGTGCGAAGCCTTTGACTAATTTATCTATGTCTAATCCACGAATGTCATTTGTTTCAACGGTTGCCATTATTCTTCATCTCCTTTTTTTTCATCTTCTGCCATTTAAGCGCTACCCACCAGAACTTGTATTACTTCGCCACCAGATGCAGCTTCTAATGCTTGACCAACTACTGCTCCGCTTTCAGCTTCTCCAGCTGCTACAGCTTTAACAATGTTAGCTCCTCCAATAGTTACTAATTGCCCAATTGTTACTGTGCCAGTAGTTACCATGTCAAAGATTCCTCTTCTAAAACAAGCTAGTCTAGTTCTTCCGTCACTTGCTACCTTTTCTCTTGCTGCAATACCTGCGAATAGGTTACCATCAGCAGCACTTGCGGAAGCTGTTACAGGGTCAGTTAATTGACATACAGTACCTTTTCCAATTCCTGCTCCGTCAGCCACTGTAAAATCTATAGGATTATCTAGTCTAACTCTAAGTATCGCCTCATTTGCCATGCCTAAAAGAAAGTATAGAACTATTTAAACTTTTCCTATTTCTCCAGCCAGAACTTGTTTTGCGTAGTCAGCAGGAGTCGCTGTCTTCTCAGTCTCTTCTTGAGGTGCTCCTTCAGTTTTACCACCTAATCTTTCTCTAGCTAATAGATTCTCCATTCTATCATTTTCCTTAGCCAAATCATCTCTAGCTTTCTCAACTCTTTCAGCTGCTTTATTAGCTGAATCTATAAGATTATCTTCAGTTGTTTTAGTTTCTTCAGTTTTTTCTTCCACCATTTTATTCACCCCCCTTATATTTTGTTTCCATTTCTTGTAAAAATGCAATTGACCCAGGTACATCTACTTCTCCGAAAGCCCTCTGTGCTGCTAGATTAGCTATCTCTATTCTTGTAGATTGAAGTTTCTGTCTACCTTGCAGTATCTTAGTTTCTATTCCTCGTCCTCTTAGAGATATTGCAATATTAGGCGAGGTATTAGCTGCCTGTTGGATTAATCTTTCTAGATGATTTACTACATTTTCCATTTTATTCAACTGATCAAATGCTGCTTGTGTAGTCATCCCCTTATTAACAGCTCTTGTAATATCAGCATAAATAGTATTCAAGTTAGTCATAGCGAATTCTAGATTTCTAACTTCTTTATCACTTCCAACAAATTGACCGATAGCATCTGTAAGCACACCGCCTACAATTACTCCGCCTACAATTTTCCCGATTCCTAATAAAGGAATGGCATTCTCCATAATTTGTACTTGTTCATCTATTGCAGTATCTATAGATTGAATAGCTGCAGCATCAATAGCATTAGTAACTTGAGCCATCCCTATCTGTACTTCTGCTTCACTAAACTTTTCTTTTTTTGCAGACTCAAGAACACTATTAATATTGAATCTTTCAAAAATTCCAGAAGGAACTAAAGACTTAGCAATCCTACCTATCACCCCTAAATTCTCTTGCTCTGGTGTAGCTATTGGAACTATCCCTGGTGCAGGGTCAAAAACTCCAGCTTCTCTGAATTGTTCCTCTAGGACTCCCTTTTGTTCCTCTATATGAGCTCTTTGTTTAACATCTATAGCTCCAGGAGGAACTACTTTTTTCTCCGCTTCTCTTCCAGCTATTTCAGTCACTTCATCTTGACCTAAACCAAGAAAAACTCTTCCGTCTGGTAATTCTATACCTGATTTTCTTCCAGTAGGATCTCTAAATATTGCAGGTTCTCCAGGTTTCTTTTTTGGTTCTGGTCTGTCTTCTTTAAAACTTTCCTCTTCAGCTGCAGTTGATTTGAAACCTAGTTTCTCAGCTACAGACTCCTTCTTTTCCTGTGGAACCTTAGTTGCTGGTTCAACAAGGCTCTGCCTAGCTGCTTCTTCTGCCTTAGTTGGTTTTCTTCTTTTTGGCATTATTTACACCTTCCTTTAATTAATACTTTTAGCTCTGTTAATATCTGTGTGTTTTGTTTCAATGTTCTCTCTAATCTCATAAGAACATAAACTGCTACAAATACCGCAAACCCATTATTTAGTAATAATTGATAAAATTCTACTTCCATTATTCTGTCCTCCCTGCTGTTGCTTGTACTTCACTAGGTTCAATACCTACTTGACCTACATTCTTCTCTTCTGTTTCTTGCATCAATCCATGAAGGGATGGAGGTCTATTGAACTTGATTCTTAATGCTAATTGATTCCAAATATCTGCTTCTAATAGTGTCTGCTCTCTTGTATATACTGGCTCGAATGTTAGATATCCAACTTTAGAACTAGCTTCGCTGAACCCTTCTGCTGAAGCTATAACTCTAGGAATACCTACTGCTTGATAGAAGAAGTTCTCTAGATATCTAATCCATTCTATAGGGTTCTCTATATTTACTGGAGCATCCTTGACATCTACTGTACCTTTTGGAATAACTAAAACCTCACCTTTCTTGATTGCTTCTTGATATTCAGTAATTAGAGCATTTCTTTTAGTAGTATTATCAGTATCAATCTCTATAATTCTTACAGGAACTACATTCCTATGCAAGACCTTTCTATAGTCTGTCATTGCTTCATTCCTTGCATCTATAATCCACTTACATACTTCAATCACACTTGTTCCATGTATTTCATTACCTATCCTATCATTAGATAGATGTAATATTTTATGAGGTTTGAAAACTGTAGGTTTGCCTTTCCCTTTACCTACTCTTTGCTCGTATCTCTTAATGATTCCCTTATTATCTACAACTACCCTCATGTCTCCAGGATAAAGCGGTTTTACATTAAGAATATTTACTCCAGATTCATCTCTTATGATTTCAGCAAAGGCATCACCAAATACCTTCTTCTGGATAACTAGATTCTCCATAATACTCTGGAATGTGTCTTCTCCCCATCCTCTTAAAAATTCCAGAGTCGCTTCTGTTTCTGCATCCTCAGTTTGTACGCCCTTCCCGACAGTCCAGATAGCCAGGGCGTCAATTGCCTTCTTTAACTCTGGTATAGTCTTGTAGTATCCTAAGTATTCACCAGAATTAGGAAAATCATACCAAGTCTCTGTCTGCATATCTCCAGGAGAGTCTAAGTTCTGAGAACTCACATTATAATCTGTGACTGTTCCTGTTAGGTCAGTTGTTGTTGTTTGGGCTATATCTAGTTGGCTCATATGTCTATTTTAAATGGAATGTGTGCTGATGAATTTGCGAAAGCTCCTCCGATTGCTGATACATCTAAAGGCTGATCTCCAGAAATGAAGTCACCCCATTGATCTTGATCTTGATTTCCTGGATAGGCACCAGTTCGATTCTGAGGATCAACTCCTAATGCTAGTTGAATGTCGCCTGTTCCATTGGATGCTGACCATAGTTCCACTGTTATTCTCAAGCTTTCACCTATTTTAAAAGTTGTTCTTGGAATATCAACATTTAAGGTATGGCTAGTAAATCCTTTCTGAATAGCAGCTCCAGGCAACCAGTTTTTTGGAGTTGCTACACCTGACACACTAACTATGTCTGTTTCAGTAGTTCCATCCCATGATCTAACTTTAATAACTGCATATACATTAAAACTTGCATCCTCATCATTTGCCATTGCAATTCCTAAAGAGAATATAGCCTGTCCATCTATTATTACAGGTCTCAAGAATGTAGCATCAAAATCCTCATCTAATACTAGAGTAGGAGTTGCAGTTGTAATCACTGTGGACTTTATGAATCTGTCATCAGAATAAAAAGCATTCTCACTTAGTCTATTCGCACTAGCTGTATTACCCAGAAAGAACTGAACAATACCAGTACCACTTGCAAAATCAGTATAACTAACATTAACCGTTGCCTCAGAGCTTTCTAAAAAAGTGTGTGGTATTTTGCTACTCATTATGCATCATTCATGAAATCCGTGTGTTTCTTGTCTTTCAATAATTTAATAGCATCTTGCAATCTTGTATAATTGACATCCAGCATAGTCTGAGCTTCTGCTCTGGATGTATAACCTGACATGTCATATTGTATACCAGCCATAGCAGCATGAGAACCACAAGCATCTTCAAGTATATCTTTAACATCTGCATTTAAAGAAGCAAAAGTATCTGAAAAGTTAATCCTAGTTACATTATTAAGATAAGACTCAGCTTGAGAGATGAATTCACTCCAATTTGCACTTGTTAAAGCAGCAGATACATTCGCACCAGCTTTAAGTTTAGCACTTGCTTCATTACAGAATACCATTATCTCCTAAGTGCTCCTGCGAGTTGTTCTATGGCAGCTGTTAGTTTATCCAGAGCGATAATTTCGGCAAATTTATCATCACTTACGGTTAGTGTTGTCCTATCAGTTGTGGATGCAAAAGTATAATCAGTTTGATTCGATCTATTCCTAGCCTTTGTTTCTTGAGCCATTATACCTTAATAGAGCGTACCCAAATACTTAAACTTTTCTCCTTAGCACACCAAGCTGCTCTTATCAATCCCTCAACTATGTGTGTGTCATTTCCAAAGATTTTCATTTGAGATAGTCTTCCCTCTTTCTTAACATATTCATACTGGACTGATCTCAATGATAATTGTATCTCAGGATCATCTAAGAGTTTGATATACTTCTTCTCCATCAAGCTTCTTAGATTATCATAGAGGTCTTCCTTAAGAAGCCTCGCCTTAGTCTTGCCCTCATGGTCTAACGCCCTTGCTCTATTATTAATAGCAACCACCTTCCTTTTTACATCATCATTTCTTAGAAGGTGGTCGAAGATACCAACTCCCAAACTTCCAGAACCTGCGTCCAAGTATATTGTCTTTATCTCATCATAGTATCTGTTTAAAGTTATTATCCTATCTTCAGTTTGAGTTGTCAGTGTCTTGTGTGTTACAATGTTCTCAACTTGTACCAGTTGCTCATTGCTTATCTTTTCAATTATTTCAAAGGTACTTGCATCATCTCCCATTCTCGCAATGTCCACACCAAGATAGTAATCCTTGTTCTTCCTATGTTGTTCTGGTCTCTTCTCTGTACAGGTTTGTTCTATTAGTTCATCTGGGAAATATTGTCTTAGGTCGTCTAGGAATAAGCCAAGATATTCCTGACCATATTGTAGTTCGCTCATGTCTGTCCTTTCTCTATCTAAGAAGTCAATCCCTCCTTGTCTTTGCTTTTCATCCCAACCTTCTGTGATTGGTCGGTTTGTTATAACTTCCTCACTTGATATATGAAACACTTTGTACCTTCCATTCTTGTTTTGGAAGGCTTCCCAGAAGTAGCCCTTCTTACCATGCGGTGTTGAACACATCCATATCTCTCCGGATGTTGTTAGTAGTGTTGGTCTGGATGCTTCCCATATCAGGTTAGGCATTCTAGACGCTTCATCTATTATTAGAACATTCCCAGTAAACCCTCTTAGTGCATCACCAGTTTGTCCTACTGGTCTAGCTATCACACTGCTTCCATTTGTTAGAAATAGCTTGTTTTGTGTTGGCTTCTTCTTCCCTTTAGATACCAACCTGTTATGATGCTTCTCAAGAAAGTCCAGCATCATTATTATTATCAACTTCGCCTGTTCTTCTGTTAGAGATACCACTATAATCTTAGAGTTCTTATTATTAATCATATACATACAGGCCTTTCGTGCTAGGATTGTAGTCTTTCCAACCTGTCTTCCAGTGCAAAGGACCATGTTTCCCTTTGTGTTCAGGACTTCTTCCTGCCAGTCATCAAGTTGTATGTTCTTTATCATGTTCCTCTTTGATCTTTTGGTCGCACATTTCAAGTATAGCGGATTGGAATGTAAGTAGTTTGTTCAGATTCTCTATATCTGACTCTGTTTTCTCCTTAACTTCAGTCCAATACGCCTCTTTTTCTGTACCTATCTTGAGGTTTAGTTCTTCTTCCATGCCCTCTCTATGAGTATATAGTATATAATATTAACGTCTTTTTTTATTATTTTTTAAATAAAAAAACCTTGGGGGCTAAGAACCCAGATTTTTTATGCGCTCTTTTTCAACGGCGGTCTTTTAGTCCTCCGTGTCACTACTTACTAGTAGATTATATACATACACACATAAACAATAGCTCAAGTTATAGTAGCCACGAAATGGGGGGGGATTTCGTGGCGAATGGGGTTCATTTTGCGTTACGTTGTAAGAAGCATAGAAGTATAACGTAACGCTGTCTGTGTTAGTGGTAACTAACACGCTAACTAACTACTAATACTTTGTGGTACTCCATAAGTAACGCAAAATGGCCCTTTTTACAAGAGAATATACCGTCTATTAGTATCAAAGAAGGGGGAAGGTATATATATCAGAACGTCCTCCTAATAGTGCAGTTCTTTTCACATTAGCGCAGAGAAAGAATAGTAAAGGGTATTGTGCCTCTTACTCTCTTTCTCTTAGTTTAGCGACTACTACGTATTTACTTTTTTCTTTTTCTTTTTGGTTCTTTTTCTTTTTCTTCTTTACATTACGTTGTTGAAACTAGAGAGAGTAAGAGAATAGGGGAGAGAGAAAGGTTTATATAGTCTGTTGTTTTGTATTTGTTACAGGAGGTTAAAAAACATGAAGAAAATGATACACCCACAGAACTTACGAAGGAAGGCTATAATTGATAAGATAGTTACTACACTTAATGAAGCTAGAATTCGAGAGAAGCATATATCAGATGAGGATTTACTTAATGAGATTCAATATGAGTATGGTTGTACTGAAGTTACAGCTAAGAAGTTCATTAAACTAGCTCAATATAGAATGGAGGTTTTAATTAAAGATGATGACGGAAACTAACCACACACCATTGGATTACACTAAAGAGAGTTTGAAGGTTACTAAGAACTCTAGAGGCTATACTTGGGAGTTTAAGTTGATTTCAGATAAGCTAAATGAAGATGATATTAAGCGTTCAGCTGAAATAGATGATTGGTTAATATCTCAATTTGGAGGCTCAAATGTATGATATTTGTAACGTAACTGGTAAACCCTTTAACATGGGTGATATTTGTGAAGAATGTGGCCATGAATGGAACTCTGAATATCACATGAGTGATGAATGTGTGAACTTTAAGGAGGCTCCACATGCCTAATCGTAACTATGAGAAAGGACGCCGTAAAGAATATAAAACCGTTAAAGCATTAAAACTACAAGGCTTTGACATTGCACAGCGTATGGCTGGAAGTCATAGCCCTATAGATGTATTCGGTATAGATACAAAGAATAAAGTTATTAGGCTTATACAATGTAAGCCTGATAACTATTCTGATGCTAAGACTTTATCACTCTACGAGGCTAACAAAGGATTAAATGGTAAATTTGAGGTAATATTTGATGTTCAATGAAAGGAGGTATAAACAATGGTAAACACAGGCGAATTAGAACACTATTTGAATGCGAGAAGTGCGAGTAAAGGCGATATAGTAACTATAGTAGGCGAGGGCGAGATTGCTGAGATTCCACAAAAGAATGACGAAGTTAGGAAAGGGCTAAACATTCCAGTTAGAATTGGAGACAGAAAGTTAATCTGGAGTCCAGGTAAAATGGCTTTACGACCAATTCAAGCTACTTGGGGATTAGAATCTAAAAACTGGGTTGGAAAGAAAGGAAGAATAGACTTTATAAAAACTCAAGCATTTGGAGAAACTAAAGAAATCTTAGTACTTGATCCTATGAAGTAGCAAAGGAATATATTAATATTGTTCCAAGCTTATCTATTAAAGAACCTCTTAGCTTGACAGTAAACTTAGCTATCTCTTTTAGAGAACTGCCATGAGTATTTAACATCACCAAGCCATTAGCTTCATTATTTATTTTTTTTATTAATTCTTTTTCTTTTGTTGTTCCCTTCATGAAATAATATATTATATTATAAATTCTGAAATCAATATCTTCGAAGTCTTTGTTGATTACATGTTCTTTAAATTTTGAGTTCTCAGCAAATTCTTTCTCAATTTCAACACCACGTACTAAGCTACCATGCTTGAAAGCTAACTCTAATACTGAGCCGTTACCACTGCCCACATCTAAGAATCTTTTGTAAGGACAATATTTTCTGAAGGCTGGTTCCAAGTCCTCCAAGATTGAAGGCACATAAATACCATAATCAGTCATCATAATAATACTCCAAGCTAATTATAACATTTGCAATATTTACTGTTGGGCTTGAGCCTGCAGCTTCAAAGTTCACAGTAATTGTATCACCTTCACTAAAAGAGTCTGTTCCTTCTGATTGAGTGAAGAACGCTTCCTTTGATAATCCTGTAGCATGGTCTATTGTATTCTGCCAGACTGTTGTTCCATTTACATCTGCATTTATAAGCAATCCTGAGACTTTGCCACTTGTTGAACCTACATCATAGTTTACAGATATACCGACGATAGAACCACCTCTTATTGCACAGAGTCCTTTAGCTGATGTGCAATTTACTTCACCAATTTTTGGATAGGCTTTAGTTGTATCAACTACTGCAAATGATGTGCCTCTACTGAAATGTGTATTTTCTTTAAATTTATTAGTATCAGTTACAGTCTCTGTTGCAGTTGCTAATCCTGTAACATGTCCAAATGTATCTAATGTAATATCTTGAATGTAAGTCCTTCCAGAATTATCAGAAGAGGCTTGGCTAGAAGTATCAGTATGGCTGAACTCAGTACCTACTAAATCAACTCCACTTCCAGCAGTGTATGTAGTATTTGTATCAGTGTAATTGGTAGCATGAATTGTACCAGCACTAGCTGCGGTCCAATCTATATGCCTATTAACCACATAGCCACTAAGATTGTTGTGGACTATTTGTGAGTCATTGCTAGTAAATTCTGTACCTGTTAATGTGATTCCAGTACCAGCAGTGTAGGTTGTATTATTATCTGTCGCCGCAATGGTCAGAGTATCAGTAGTTGCATTGGTGGTTATAGTTACATTACTCCCTGCGGCGACTGTTAATGTATCAGTAGTGGTTTCTGCTACAATGTCATCTTGTCCGCTAACAGCTACTGTTTGAAATAGATTCTGGTCTACTCCACCACCAGAAGCTGCGACAGTAATTGTGTCAGTCGCAGCATTTGTTGTTAATGTAATATTACTACCAGCAACTAATGTCATTGTGTCTGATGTTGAATCTGCAACAACATCAGATTGCCCACTTATAGAAAATGTTGAGAAGGCATTAGTTACAGTGTTTGTATCAGTTGCAGTAATTGTTAGAGTATCTCCGCTCATTGCAGTAGTAACATTTGTACCACCTGCAATTGTTAATGTATCTCCTGGCGTAATACCAGTGGAGCCAGTGTCTCCTGCTACTGTAGTATCAGAAACTACAAAATCAATATCACCAGTAGCATCTTGGTATGTTACAGTGATACCAGTTTCAGTACCTCCTAACATTCCGCCAACAATATCTTGAACTTGTTCATTAGTTAATGTTGCGGTGATGAATCCAGAGGATGAGTTATCATAGTTTGCTAAATTATTATCCACAACAAAGTCTAGTGTTCCATCTGCATCTTGGTAGGTAACTGTTATCAATGTCTCAGTATTACCTGTAACCATTCCTCCTGCAATATCCTGAACTTGTTCATTAGTTAATGTAGCTGTGATGTATCCTGAATCATTAGACCATTGAGATATGTTACCTGATTTATTTGTAAGAGTGTCAGTTGTAGATGCTGTAATAAATCCATAAGTATTATTCCAGCCAGTATTACCATCAGTAATATAGGCAGAGTCATTAGACCATTGTGAGATGTTACCTGATTTGTTAGTAAGAGTATCTGTTGAACTTGCAGTGATAAAACCAGAGGTAGCATTACTATAATTAGCTAGATTGTTATCTACTACAAAGTCTAAAGTACCGTCGGTATCTTGGTAA